AGCCCACGTCGACCACGTGGACGGTGACCCCAACAACAACGCTCCGGAGAACCTGCGGACGATGTGCATCAGCTGCCATAGCCGCAAGACGGCCCGCGAGGACGGCGGCTTTGGGAACGCCCAGTACGTGGTTGTTGGGTGCGATGCCGACGGTTGGCCGATCAAGTAGGCCAACGGCGCCGGCGCGGAGTTATCCACAGAACGCTGAATGAAAAGGGGAGGGGGGCTCAAAAGTTTGGGCGGATCGCCCGGCGATACGTGCGCCCCCCTTTCTTCGCGCATCCACAGTTGGAAAGACGACCCCCTCAAGGAGGGGACAACATGGCAAATCCCCGTACGCCAGCGGCGAAAGCCGCAGTTTCTGGCGCTGCGGCAAAGAATCCGCAACGGCATCGAAATCGAAAGACGCCCAAGGGGCCGAAAGCGATCGGCGCTCCTTACAAGGGCATGACCAAGGAGCAGGTGGCCGTTTGGAAAGAGCAGGTGGAGAACATGCCCTGGCTGCACGCCGGGCACCGCCTCCTGCTTCGCCAGGTGTGCATCTTGGCCGCGCGAATGGCGACCGACCCAGAGATGGGTGTGTCCGCGATGCAGGCGCTGGGCTCACTCCTATCCAAGCTCGGCGCCACCCCGGTGGATGAGACGAAAGTGAATCATGGCTCAGGCGAAGACGAAGACCCGGACGACAAGCATTTCTAAGTGCCGGACCAGCGAGTACCCGCTGGCTGTAGTTGAAGGCCGAGTTGTGGCGGGGGCCCCCGTCGCCACAGCCT